TGCTGCCGATGAAGCAATCGCTGCAATCAATGCAAGCCCAGATCTTGCGACTGTCTCAGATAAAATTTTGACAAACGTGACTGCATCCCAAGCAGCTCTTAAAAAAGCCGCTGGAGATTTGTACAANGATGTTGACGCTCAAGTTCCAAAGTCAACTTTAGCGTCTGGCAACAACACTGTCATCTTGCTGAACAATCTAACTGATGAATTGGGCGGTCTGGACAATCTCAGCTCAACAGAGCGGTTGCTTTTTGATAAATTGACAAACCCAGATACGCCACTAACATATGCCGCTTTGGTTCGTTTAAAGCAGGATATTGGCCGTGGAATAGGGCGAGGTCAGGGTCCATATGGTGATGTCAATCAATCTGCGCTTGAACGCATGTACGCAGCTCTATCTGAAGACCAGCTTCTAACCGTTGACCAAATCGGAGGTCCAGATCTTCGAGCAAAGTTGCGTCTGGCCAATCAGACTACAGCCCAGCAAAAAGCTCTAGAGAAGCGCATTGTAAATGCCTTTGGTAAAGATCTTGATGGCAGCATCGCTGGAAAACTCAGAACTGCTATAACGGCAGGAACCCGTGGTGATATAGGTAACCTAAACAAGATCCTAAAGGCGATACCAAAAGATCTTCAACGAGAAGCCATTGCGACTGCAATTAACGCTTTGTCAATTCCCGGTGGTGCGAGTGACTTACCATTTGGCTTTGCTGAATACGCGAAGACCATGAAGGGTTTGAAGCAGAACAAGCCGATATATAATAAGATCGTAAGCATACTTGGTCCTGACAGCGATCAGTTACTTACTGATCTTTTGAACNTATCTCAGCGTATCACTGAGGCCCGTGGCCGTGTATCTCAGACTGGCAAGGCTAACCAAGCTATGATCTTGGAAGGTCTAACCGCACAGAACATTGCAATGCGCATGATGGATACATCATTGGGACGCAGGGTTGTCCGTGGAGCTGCCACAGGCGGAGGTTTTGTTGCTGGTGGGCCAGCAGGCGGAGCTGCTGCTGATATGATCACTGATATGTTAATTACTCCAAAGCAAAAAGTAAAAATAGCTGCTGTTGGAGATTTACTTAACAGCCCAGCTTTCAAGAGTCTTGTAGATGCAGATTTTGCGGCTAACCAAGTTGCACTGCAAACCGCTCTAGATAAACTTGAAAAATCTCCAGCTTATAAGCGGTGGCTCAAGAGTGTTGGCATGTCACCTGACAGTGGAAGTGAAATTCTTCGTGGGGCGGCTCAAAACATAGCTCAGACAGCAGTTGTTGCAGGAGCTGATGGACAGATCGCTCCCCCAATGGAACAGCCTGTTGAGGAAGTTAACGATTCACCAGCACTTACAAAGCCTGATCAAAGCATGGACCCAAACGTATCAACCAGAGTGCAAGAGGTAGCCCAGTAAGGCTACCAGTCCTTAAAGCTGTCCTGCGCCTCATACGCCTCTACATAGGCATCTATCTGCGATTGGGACATATCCCTGCTTTCAACGCGATTGCCTTCGTAGGAGCCGCTAGGCCACCAGTGTGGGTTCATTCTGCGTCCATAGTAGGCATCAGCACTTCCCCTATCGGCGGGTGATCCATGTTCATTTACTTTCATTTCATTTCCTTTCTAAAATGGTGGCTGCTCGCCGTTTTCAGATGGGAGCCACACAATGTCAAAACCGTGTAGCGCCAAGATAAATTCGCGGAGATTTTTACCGTACATTATTAGTAATCTTCTTGGTTAGTATGGGCGCTTATGCGCCCAAAATTTTTGCTTTAGTCGGGCGGCTAAAGAACCCGAATTTTTCGTCATCCTTGCTGACGTTTACCTTGGCGTCGAAAGTTACAATATCACCGCGCAAAGGCTCTATGCTAACAGGTACGCTGCCCCATACTTTCCAACCGTCAGCGTGGCGCACAAGCATTTTAAGGATTTCGCCAAAATTGGTTTCTACATACTTGGTTGTAATTACCTCACCGCGAACGTGAATGCGCTCACCGTCGCAAGGAATTGGCGCAGCGGCTTCGGCTTCTGCGGCTCTCTGAGCGGCGATTTCTGCTCGGTCATCAATCTTTTTCATCAGCTTGGAAATAAAAGCTACTTGCTTGTCGCTGATGCTGCCATAGCGAACTAGCTTGCTCACAATATCAAAAACAGTCGCTTCCTCCCATTCCCAATTATCGTAGTCTTTCTGTAGCCAAATGTCGTAAGCGTAAGTCACGCCAGCGTCTTTAAGAAAGCGCTCTGCCTTGGCCTTGCCAGCGGCAGCTTCCATTCCAGCCTTGGCCTTTGCGCGGAAAGAGCGAAAGTTAAGCGCTTCGCCACTGTGCAATTTTTCGGCGCAAATTTCGCCAACCTCGACATAAGTGTTTGTGGGCGCGTGATGAAAACGTGCTACGGTATAAGCGTGAGCGCCACACACATGGCACGAACCACCGTGGCTATGGGTAGAAAATTTTGCGTTAGTGGATGTCATGTGTGAGCGAAACGCTTGCTGCTCTGATATTGATTCCCACACATCATCGGCGCGATGGCTGTGGAAAGATACAAATGCGTATTCGCTGGGGTCTATAGCGCTGGGGCGGTGTGTGTCGTTGCGTGTCATTTTGATTTCCTCTCTCTCTATACATTATAGATAGTGACACTTGTCACAGATTGCAATAGAGGAAGTGCATTTTTTTTAAATTAAATTTTTACGCCTTCGCGCTGTAAGGATTTTCTGTATTCTTTTAATTCATTGCACGCTCTGAACATGTCTTGGGTGACGTTGGGGTGAGCGACAATTCGAAGAGATTCGTTTTGACATGTATCGACTTGCTGTCTTAAAAATCTCAAGTGCGCTTTCTGCTCTGGCCGTAAAGATTCATCACCCATTTTTTTATCCTTCTCTAGTTTCCTGCCACCTTAAATGCTCTGCTAATTCTGCAACCAAATGTTTGAATTGATCAGGATCGATTTTTGCAATCCTAACTCCCTCCTCATAAATATGCAGCCCATCATCCCTAACTGTCCAGTGATATTTTAATTTCATTTTTTAAAATCCATAATCTGCTTCGAAGCATCCCTTGCACCCTTGCCCACAATCACGCAGTGGCCAATCCTCTCAAGGTACGCGATCATCTCTTTTTGATCGGGGGAAAGTCGCCCACCGCTTTCTCGTTTCATCTCCACCCACAAGTTCCATTCTGGGATAAACAGGTCTGGAACCCCAGCCACAACACCCTCTGCCTTGAACTTTTTGCCAGCAGAAATCGATCTTTTGCCACCGTTGGGAATGGCAAAGACCAAAACTCTTGGGAACTTAGCTCGAAACCAATTAACAAATCCAACTTGCTCATCATGTTCAGAAGGGTATCTCGTCACCGAAACGATTGAAGTCCTTACTTTGCGCCTCATTTTTTATCTCCACTTGGGTATAATCAAACTCTACAACCTCTTTATATTTCGGATTGTGGGTGGATGGTTTAATTTTTATTCGACTGGGCGTTGTCCAAAAATGACATTCGTTTAGGGCGTCATCAGTCGTGTCAGCCTCAGAATTTAATAGGCGCTTACGCTGCTGATATTTTCCTGACGCATAGCCGCCGTGATCTGGGCAAAGCCATTCCGATACCTCTTCAAAAAAACCATATTTGTAAGTGACTTTCACACTGTCAGGTTTACCAGCTTTGCTGTGCCGACGATATTTAACGTCATCAACGTCAACCCACTCAGACTGAACCTGTGACGATAGCATGGCCCCATTATAACTACTTGCACTGTGGTTGAGTGTCGGAGCGGGGAACTCAAACCCACACGATGGACAGACCTGACAGGCTGCGTGAACCATTGTCTGGCAGCTCTCGCATTGTTTAGCAGGAGCTTCTCCATCCCCCGCGCCTGCCGATTTATCTTTTGGCTTTACCTTATCGATGAAGCCATGCCGCTCAACATTTTGACCATAATCTAATATCAGGCAGTTTTCCTTGCCGTCAGCGATCCGCGTCCCGCGCCCAACCATCTGAACATACAAGCCAGTCGAAGCTGTCGCTCGGACGAGCGCAACCAGATCCACCTCTGGGTGATCGAAACCTGTAGTCAACACGTTCACATTAATCAGGCATCGCAGTTGACCGCTCTTAAAGTCTGCAATGGCCTTCTCGCGCACTGCGCTGCTGTCTGAGCCTGTCACCACACCAACGTCTATCCCCTGCCCCTCAAACTCATCAGCCAACATATTTGCATGATTTATTCCACTGCTAAATACCAGCCAGCTCTTTCGATCAGATCCCAGATCTACAATTTCTTCGACAGTTGATTTGACCAATTCTGGATCAGACGCAGCCGTGGCGAGCTGGCTTTCGATAAACTCACCGCCTCTTTTCCCAACGCCTGTTAAATCAATCTGCTTAACACCACCCTTCGAGATGACTGGGGAGAGATACCCCTGCTCCATCAGCATGGCCACTGGGATGTCGTGGGCAATGCCATCAAAGATTCTGCCCTTTCCTTGGTGTAAATATCCTGTGTCTAATCTGTACGGCGTGGCTGTAAGCCCAACCACTTTCACCAGTGGATTGCAAACCTTCAGATCGGCAATAAATCGATTGTATCGTGTCTCGGTATTTTTGGGCAATAGGTGTGCCTCATCGATCAGTACAAGATCAGGAGCTGGCACAATGTCATACGCCCTCTCCCAGACGCTCTGGATGCCTGCAAACGTGATTGGGCGGTCTAGAACCTTCTGCTTTAACCCTGCGCTGTATACGCCAAAATCAGCCTCTGGGTAGAGTTTTAGCAGCCCACTTGCGCCTTGCTCCAGAAGCTCTTTCACATGCGTTACAACTAGAACTCTAGTGTCAGGATAGCTCATGGCATCCTTAATCAACTGCGCGATGATCGCCGTCTTGCCAGATCCTGTCGGCGCAACGATCAGAGGGTTATCACCAGCCTTACCAGCCCAGTAATTGTACAGGCCATCGACAGCCTCTTTCTGATAATCTCTAAGTTCAAACGTCATTAGCGCATCCTCCACTGTGTAAAACCCAGCCAGACATCTTCTATCGGCGTCAGCATATTTTGCTCAACCACCCAACATGGGCCTTTACCAAGGTCAGTCTGAAATGAATCTGACTTAAATCTATCTCTGCCTATGCCACCAATAACGCGCATCACATCCTCTTTGTTTGATGCGGTAACCAATATAGAATACTCAGCAACGAATGCCTCCAGAGACTTAAACAGCAGTTTTCCTGTTTGATAAAATGTCGATTTCACATCAATTCCAACATCATCTGCCCATATGTCTGCCCCACTATCGATTCCAAGTGCCGCAACTTTGTATGGAAGCTGCAATGCCTTCGCCACGGCTATCTCAGCCTTGACACCTAAAAGATCAATGTCTCCGTCTGACCTGTTATCTCTGCGTTGATTAGCAACCCCACTAGCTCTTGCTAATTGCCAACGCAGTGCAGCAGCTTGCTTTGCTTCTGATATTTCTGATCGACTTAATCTAACGCTTAATATTTTTTCCTCATCCAGCGTCATTACGAATTTTCTCCAAAAAATTATCAGCGTCTTGGACTGCAATTTTTACATCACGATTTTCGCCCATCACATCCACAATATTAACAGAAACATCATTTTTTATCTTGGCCCAATTTTCATGGCGCGAATACACTACCACCAAGTTCAAGATGATAAACACCAAACCTTCATCACTCATTTCATCTGGCATCACCTCCAATATGTCGTTGATCAATATTTCCATCTGTTCATGTTCATCCATTTTGCATCCTCGATTCAAATATCTCGCGGCTATTGTTTTGATTTCGGATTATTTCTCCGCTGTCCAGATCCTCATACTCAACAAAATCATCACCAGCGTCTGACACCTCTAGGTCTTGCGGCATGATCTGTGGGATGTACAAATGATCATCACAAGTGACGACAGGCTTACCCTTTGAACAGCTCCAAGTGCCATCTTGCTCTGGCGTCACATGGCTGCACGTCCGACAGCTAACCTCTGGAATCTTGCATCCGTGGCACACAGCCCAGTAAGGGCAAAACTTGCACTGCCAATTACTCGGATCATCGTGCAATTTATCTGGCGGTAGGGCAGAGAATACAATGTTCTCAGCCTTGCTAATCAGCGCTTTTGCTTCTGCCTTGTCGAGCTTAATCCTCTCACCATAAATCTCATCTGTGTTTTTGTTGACAGCTATAAAATAACAGCGTTCCATTTCAGCGAGATGCATACCAATCTGGCACTGCGCCCAGTAGATTGGCTTGGATTTCTGAACACCCATATTTTTAGTAGCCTTGAAATTTTTGTCGTTCATCGTCTTGAACTCAAGAGTGTGAGCTTTTTTGCTTTCCGCAAAGCCCTCCCCAACGCCATCCAATGATAGAGCAAAATGTCCACCACACGCCTCGAACCTGACCTGTTTGCCAGTGTCTGGATCTCGCTCCCAGACCGTCACACCAACCGCTCTAAGGTTCGACACAACGCGATCTTCCTCACGATCACCAGTCTCGAATAAACGCAAAAGACGCCCATCAAAGCTAGGCGTCCAAGCGTGTCTAAATTGATACCACAACGCACGGCTGCATGGATTGCCAATCTGACTGCCGCCAAGATGAGGACGATGCTCGTTCTTTCGTTTGTCTTTGTAGTATTGGTAAATCGCCTCAATTGTTTTGGGCGTGGCGTAGGGTTCTAGGTTCATTTTCTGCTCTCTCTTCTACTCATAAAATGGGGCAGACTAGCCGCCCCATCATAGAATAGAACTATCGTTTCCAAGGTGGTGTGGCAGATCCGTTTGATGCGGCAGGAGCTACAGCTCCCAGTCCCTCACCAACAGATGTGACTGCACCCGCAGCATCATAGCCCTTCACTTCGTTTGATGCATCGTAGCCATTTTCTGCTGGACGCACAGCCAGCTTAACCATCAATGGTTTGTCTAACAATTCTACGCTGTCTTTGACATCGACGCTAATGGCTTGGGCAATGCTCGCCAAAGAGCGCCGCGCAATATCAACCGCAACAGAATTTGGGTTTATTAGGTTTAGTCTATCAAATACCAAACGTCCTTGATATTGACCATCGATAACCTCAATTCTCAATTCGAGGTACGCGCCAGTTTTTTTGGAGTTCGGTTTTTGTTCAGCATTGGTAATCACACACCTGTACCAATCCGCTGGGAGTGGTTCAAAATTTCCCATCGGCTCGACTTCGTGAATATTATAGGTTGAAAGATCCATTAGAGTTTTCCTTTTCTTACTCTGCTACAAATTTTGCAAATGGGTTGCCGCCATCAAAAGTGAATGGCAGTGGTTCAGTGATATTGAACCGATTTTTGGTGACGCTTGATGCCTGTGGAAAACACAGGATCTCACGTTCACCTGTGGAAATGGCGCGTTTTTTATCGCCATCCCCGCGTGTAAATGTCTTCAGTCGGATCAAACCAACTAGATCGACATTATCCGTATAGTGCGGAATAGACTTCTTGTGCATCCGCACACAGTAACGTGCGTATGGGTCCATGTCTGGAAGATCCAAAGTTTCAGTGTCGGCGTGTCCAATGAACACGACATTCATGCCAGTCTCATAGGCTAGGCTACCAGCCCACTCACGGATTTGACGATGCACCTCAGATGCAGTCCCATACCCTGCGCCATAACCGCCACCAGCTTGGTTTATACTTTTTGCTTTTGGATCGGCAGCGACAATTTCTGCCTCAACTAAAGTGGCCAACTGCGTAATGCTGTCGATCACAACCGTCTTAAACTCATGTTTTTCTGTCGCCAAAACTTCAATGGCATCCAGAACGTCCTGAGTAGACGTAGCGAGCGGGAACAGGCTGACGTTCTCATTCCCCTGTAAGCTGGCTGTACCATCCTCAGTGCGAATAAACACAGGATTTGGAAACATTGCAGCCAATGTTGTTTTGCCCATTCCACCCTCGCCAAACAGCGTGGCGATTACTGGCCGCTGTCCAGTGGGTTTCGACAGTGATTTTAGATTAATAGCCATTAGTATAGACCCCCGAATATTTTGCTGAATATCTCATCCAGCATTTTTTCCATTTCCATTTCAGTCTCCATTCTACTTCTCCACTTTGTAAAAATAATGTTTACCAATTTTAGTTATTCTCGTTAGAGATTTTGACTTTGACCAAGCTGGTTGGACATAGTCTGCGTGATAGTTCAGCGCGTTTGTCGGCAGTAACCCCACGTTTTTTTCGGGGTTATCTAGTGTCACCTTGGCCACCCACTGTGCGCGAACCCAAGCCTCTTTTTCGTGTGGCTTGTCGCTCTTGCCGTCATGAGTCCAACTGAATTGCTTACGCTGCCAGACAACGCCACACAAAGTGTCAGGGTATTTGTCCGACTGAACTCGGTTCATGGTGACTTGCGCGACTGCAAATTGGCTGAGAACACTGGCCTCTGAACGTGCCTCAAAATACACATTCAGAGCCAGACATGTTGCGGCCATCATTACAGATGCTCGACTTTAACACCAATCTTGCCCTGCTTAGTCTCGAACGCTTTCGAAACTTTCGCCCAGAGCCGTGGCTCTTTCTCCAACAGATAACGACAGCCCTGCGCGTCAGCAGACATCACCACCTTTATCGGGTGCATATTTTCAGGAATTTTATCTTTGATTTTATCCCAGACAATCGGGTCAACCTTGCGTGACACAGGCTGTGTCAGCGTGACTTTGTGTTGTTCCAGTTTGTGGGAAATTGAGCCTTCATCTTTGACATCCAATGCCTTTGTGATTTGCTCTTCTATCGCACGGCGCTTCGCGATAATTTGTTTTTCTTGCGCCTTAACTTCTAGCCACTCGGAGGCCAATCCATCAATATTGCTCATGGCAATTTTCCTTTTCTTACTCTCTCTACAAAAATCGGTTTACAGAAAGATTTGCAGAGAGTAAAGATATTTTTACACATTTTGAAAAAAAGGACAGAAAATGACCACATTGATCCCCATCGATGACATCCGAAAATCTTTATCAGACAGGCGTTTAACTGTTGTTGCAGAGAAATCTGGATTGTCCCACCCAACGGTAAAAGCAGTCGCTGACGGCAACGAACAAATCAGCCTGAACACATGGAAAAAACTCTCTGAATACCTGAGTGATTCGAAATGAGAGTAGAGGAATATTGCTCAAAACTGGGCTGGTATTTAGTCACGATCCCAGCAGGATCAAAGGGGCCAACGAGCTTTGGTTGGCAGCAGCCAGAAAAGGCACTGTCAGATCCAGAAGCCGCTCGCGCATACTATCAGAAAAACCCCACACATAATGTTGGTTTGCTACATGGCGCATCAGGAACGTGCGCCGTTGATATAGATCATGTCGAGAATACCAAGCTGATTTTCGAAGAGCTGGGCATAGACTTCAGCTTATTGATGAACTCCGCACCACAAATCATTGGGCGTGAAAATCGTGGCAAGTTGATCTTTAAGGCTCCACCAGATCTTGTGACACACAAAATATCGTGGCCGACTGAGAAAGATCCACGAAAAACCGAAGTTGTCTTTGAGCTGAGAGCTGGGTCAGTGCAAGACGTTCTGCCACCATCGATCCACCCAGATACTGGCCGTCCGTATGAGTGGTCAGGTATGCCAATCTGGGATGGACTACCAGAGCTTCCACCACAGCTCCTGACGCTCTGGAGGGATTGGGATAAATTTAGAACCCAGCTCCAAGACATATGCCCTTGGAAAAAGAAGGCGCAGTTCCAGCCAACCAAGAAGCCAAGGCCAAAGGGTAACAACACCAGCGTGATCGACGCCTACAATGAGGCCAACGACATGCACAGCCTGCTAATCAAGTACGGGTATAAGCAGACATCCCGTGGCCGATACCTCTCGCCCAACTCCACATCTAAACTGGCTGGGGTGAAATTGTTTGATGATGGCCGTGCGTATAGTCACCATGCATCAGATCCCTTCGACAGCGCACACACCTTCGATGCCTTCGAGCTGTATCTCCAGTACGAACATCAGGGCAATGTCAGCAACGCAGTCAAAGAAGCCGCCCAAGTTTTAAACGTCACTAATGATCCAGATTATGAATATGACAAAGAGGCTATCGATCACGGCGCAAAAATTGCAGACCAAATTTTATCAAAGCCAGCCAAGTCAACATCCGACAATCCTCTGGATGGCATACCAGAAAATCTCCTAAGTGTGCCGGGCGTGTTGCAAGATGTTGTCAACTATTACACGGTCACAGCAATCAAACCGCAGCCACAGTTCGCAGTTCAGTGCGCCTTAGCTTTCGGATCTGTGGTGATGGGTAGGCGCTGGGTGACAGATCAGAGAAACTTTTCTAGCCTATATTTTCTAAACATTGGTGAGACTGGATCTGGTAAAGAGCATTCCAAGACTGTTCTCGAAGAGCTGCTCGAAGAGGCTGGGCTGGATGAGTTGATCGGACCCGCTGGTTACACGTCTGCTGCTGGGGTGATTTCAACGCTCACCAAAAAACCCACACACGTTTCGGTAGTGGACGAGCTTGGACGACAACTGAAGTCAGCCGCTGCCAAAGGAAACCAACATAAGGCAGATGCACTAACATCCATCATGGAATGTTTTGGCCGTCAGGATGGTACGCTCCGACAACAGGGCTACGCAACCAATACCATGAAGTCAGCAGACGCAGAGAAACTAGAGAAGGTGGTAAAGCGCCCCAGCCTGACCCTAGTCGGCATGTCCACACCGTCAGAGTTCATGCAGGCAATCGGTGGTGGTGACGTAGCGTCTGGTCTGCTGAACCGATTCGTTATCGTAAAGTCAGAGATCGGGGTGCAGCTATCCCAGAAAAAACGCAGATCAAATATCTCAGAGCGTCTGGCAACATGGTCCAAGGATCACGCCCACGCGCAGATTGGTGATTTAGATTTGGGCAATGCACATGATATGCCGCCACACCCAATTGAGGTTCCGTTCACGTTTGAGGCTGAGACACTGCTCAGATCGTATGAGGAGCGACTGGTGGATGCCATCAGGAGAGAGACTGGCACTGGCTTGGAGGCCATGTACAATCGATCCAGAGAGATCGCCATGCGCCTGTCTTTGATCATATCCAGATCAATGGGCCAAGATGAAATCGGTCCAGACGCAATGCAGTGGAGCATCGATTATGTAGATCACTACGCCAAGCAGACCATTGAGATGTTCCGCTCGAATATGGCAGAGGGTCCATTTGATGCAGCGTGTAAGGCAGTGTTTGCCAAGATCGAAAAATCTGGTCTGGGTGGCATTACCGAAAGTCAGATCTCACGCACAGTGTCGGCATTTGCAAATATGGAACCAAGACGGCGCAAGGAAGTTTTCGCGGCGTTGCAAGAAGATCGCGGCATTGAATACCGCCAGACAAACGAGGGGCAGAGGGGCAAGCCACGCTTCGCATACTTCGCACCACCACAACATTAGGGAGATTAAAATGTCTATTAAAATACTGCAAGGAAACTGCTTGCAAACTTTATCTTCTCTGGAAGAAAAATCTGTAAACACTTGTGTGACAAGTCCACCTTACTGGGGTCTACGAGACTACGGCAATGGTGATCAACTTGGGCAAGAAAAAACGCCAGAAAAGTTTGTCGAGAACTTGGTGAATGTGTTTCGTGAAGTCAGGAGAGTTCTGCGTGATGATGGGACAGTGTGGCTGAATCTTGGTGATAGTTATGCAAGAATTGGTGGTGATAATGCAGGAAAAGGCAGACATTGGGATGGCAGAAAAAATAATCCAAAT